AAAACATGGTGCGATACTGAACGTCGCCCACTCTAATCAGATCATTGACCGTCGGCACCTCGTTCGGTAGCAGTAGAGAGTTGCTGTCGACCGGAAATACAATGACGCGAAAATCTGAAGCCTTGATTCGGTCGCCGTCAATCTCTTTTTGGCTGTACCTCGACATGTAAATCTTCACGTCGGCTTCGGTTTCCGGATACCTCGGCGTGGTGCCCGGAATGTGCTTCAATATCTCTCGCTTCACGATCTTGGCATCGATCAGGAGATCTCCGAACGCTCTCCGAGCTGTGGCTACGGCCTTGAGGACTGTATCCTTAAGCACGGAGCAATCTCACTGTTCGAATTTGCTTGGAACCTGGAAGTAGGGGATTTTGGAAAGTACCCCAACCGCGCAGGATGAGGGCGACGATGTCCGGAAAGTACTTGTCCTTGGTGCCACCGGCACCTTCGTTGAAGTCAATTTCCAGTGGGCCGACCTTGATCGAATCAAATTCGGAGTTTTGACTGACCGAAATAGCCCCGTCGTTTGCCATCGACCATATCACCATCTCACACGTCGCCTCGACCACCGGCCGAGGAAACACTGTAGCGTCGGTGTTGATCAAGCGCCCGTCTATGTAGAGGTTGTACCTCGGATGGGCGAGAACTTGATATGGGTAATTGTAGTAACGGTCGCCCTCCCACTCACAGAGCGAGTCGAGCAACCGTGACATGTTGACGAGGTATTTGGCCTGCTCTTCAGGCGACAGAGCGTCCCACGCCGCTTTGGCTTCGGCAGTGGAGCGCTCTTCCACGTAGGCGCTCATCTCTTCAATACTCGCGTACGAGTTACATGTCAGAGAGAGCGGCTCGTTGTCGACGATCAGAGCCATGGCCGTCGCCGATCAGTTGACCTTGACTTCGGTGGCTCGCGCGATGCCCAGTTCACTGAAGATGGCCATCGACGAGTAGAAGCGCAGGCGCGTGATCGTGTCGTTGGAATCTTCAGCTTCACCGACGAACGACACGAAGATGCCGTTCTGCGAGGAACTGGTCAGACCCGCGATGCCGGTCTTGCGGGAGCCGTCGTCGAAGTCACCGGCGTAGATGCTGGTGATGCGGTCGCTGCTGCTGATGGTGACCGGAATCCAGTCATTGCGGAAGATCGGCACACCGCGGTAACCCAGCATGTTGCGGGTCGTGCCGTCAGGCATGGTGATCACTTCCGTGATGTTCGCACCGCCGAGAGCCCGCAGAATGGTCAGATGCTTGCGAATGGCCTCGTCGTTCATCATGAAGAAGTCGACGGCACCGTCCTTGGCCTTCACGTTGCTCATCAGCTCGTCGAGGATTTCGAACGAGTAGACGGCGGAGTTCTTGTCGAACGACTGGGCCGCCGGCATGAGCTTGTCCAAACCGTCGAATTCGAGCGGATCGACCGCAGAATCGCCCAGGATCAGCTGACGCTGATACTCACGACCCAGGCCCTTGGCCTTGGACGCGACTTGCACGCCGCGCTGGTCGTTGTTGTTGCTCATCGTGGTTTCGATGAAGTGATCGACGAGCGCGTCACCGATCAGCGCCTTGAGAGGCGTGGTGACCGGGGTGAAGGTCGCCGGCGTCTTCGCACCAGCCGGAATTGCGTTGGCACCACCGCCGACACCGACCGGAGCCACGCCACCGATGGCGTTCTCACGGGTGTAGAGGAGTGCGTTGCCGACGATCTGATCGAATGGCCAAAACGCGTAGATTTGATTGACGGTGACGATCGATTCGATCACGCCCTGGATGAGCGGATTCTGCTGAATCTTCGCCGCTTCGACGAGAGTAAGTGAGGGCATGATGCCTCCGGTGGATGATTGAAGTGCCGACCTCCACCGGAGGGTTCCTCACAACTTGCACGTCTACCCGACGTACTGGTCGATTGGATTAGTTGGCGTTCCGCGGTCCCCGAGGTAACGCTCTGTACGTATTATAACACGGATGTGTCTCCACGTACAATGAATCGATCCGGGGAATCAGGTGGCCGACAACTGATTCGGCATGTTGGCGGAGTTCGTGAGACCTGCGGAAATCTTTTGAGCCGGCGTCATCTTGCTCGTATCGCCACGACCGCCACCGCCGTCACCGCCACCCGCGCCCGAACCACGCGCGCCCTGGAACAGGTGCTTCGCGGTGGTCTTCAGCGAGGCCAACCATTCCTCGACGGACATCGGTGCGGTGCCGTCCTTGCCGTAGATCACTTTGCCGTCAGAACCCTTGGGCACTGGTACACCCTTCTCGTCGATGGCGTACACGCCCTTGGCGCGCAGTACCACATCGTCCACGGCCTCAGGAATGACGCCCTGCTTGATGGCAGCGGATTTGATCACGTTGTCGATCAGCAGAACGCCGAGTTGGGCCTTGGCCGTTTCGAGAGCCGTCTTGGAGGTCGTGAGCTGGCCGGTCAGATCATCGCGCATCGTGGTCACGCGCAGTTCGACCAACTTTTCGACTTCGCCCTTGTCCAGGAGTTCTTTTTCGGTGATCTTCTGCTGAATGGCCATCAGTTCGCGGTACTTGACCGGATCGAGGTCCTTGTACTTGTCGATCTGCTGTTGCAGAGCAATGTTGTTGTTCCGAAATTCGTCGAGCTTTTCCTTCGGCACGACGCCGTCCACGTCGAGGACGAACTTGTCGCCCTGCGCAACGTAGAGGGTGCGGACGTTTTCAGGAACGTCCTCGAGCTTGGTGATGGTGTGCTTGAGTCCCATGATCAATTTCCTTGATTAGCAGCCGGCGGCTTTGTGGTCGGAGGTTGAGGATCGCGGATGGCCGCCAATTCATCCGCATCTGACCGATTTGGGTCGATCGCTTCGAGCCTACGAAGGTTGTAGACGAGCGTCTCTTTACTGAGACCGCCCTCGAAGTACGCCTCGAAGAGCATCTTCAAATCCTTGAAGGCAATACCCATTCCGATGATTTCTCTGGAAAACAGTACGTTGACTTCCTCGACAGACTTCATCAGTTTGGCGAGCATGTTGTACAGGACGTTCAGTCCGGCTTCACCGTTATTGAGAATATGGACCAACGAAGCCGATTCGCTCATGTACCGAAGGCGCACAGTTTCAGCAGCTTCGGACCCTCGTGTGGAACTGTCGACGAGGCGAGCTGACACCGATGCCATCAAGCCGATTTTCTCCTTCATCGCATTTTCCAGCGATCCGAGGCCCTGGCCAAGAAATTCGAGATAGACAGCTTTGGCCAACGGATCTGGCAATATCCACGCCGCCGTACCGCCGATGTGGAGCTTCGTCGACGCGTCCACCCCGCTCACCACTGGCGTCGGCAGACCGACGATGTGGCGACCCCACTCGAGGTCAGCACTGGTCATGTAGTGCGACACGTTGATCGTCGAGATATCGCGCATCGGCGGCTGATCCGGGTCCATGTGAATGCCGGACGCTCCGATCGATACGAAGGGAATGAAGTCAATCGTCGCGCCTGTAAATTCTGGTGTCACGACTGGCCCGCTCGGCACCATATCGTGATCAAGTTCTTGAACACAGTACACGCCCCCTCGCAGAAAGCAGTGGCGAAAGCGCGTGACCTCCACTGTCTGAAATGGCTTATCGCCGTCCTTGTACACACATTCTCTGAGCAAGATGCTGATCGGATTGCCACTGTCATTGACTTTCCAGTTGATGATGTTTTCGGCGATGTACGGACTGAACCGCATAGAACCGAAGCCACCGTCAGGCGGCGCGTCGATGAGAATGCCGTACCGCCCCATCAGTACCATTTCCAGAAACAGTTTGACGTAAAATTCAGTAAATTGGTACGACTGATTCGTGTCGACGAAGTAAGACTTCATCTCAGCAGGATACGTCACTTTCGGGGGTTTGGTCGTAGCCAAGCCGACCATAGTGGTCGCCGTCTTACCAGTGATGGGAAAGAACAACGCTCTACGCTTGTAGTTCAAGTAATCCTCGTCCACCTGACCCTTCAGTCGCGGCAGATAACGCTCCGAAGCGCTCTTGATGGCACGTTCGCCATTGTAACAATGACGGATCGTTATGTAATCCTCGATGAGATTCATGTACGACGGATGGGCAATATCGGATAGCAGCATGTTATAGCCCACCTATTTCAGCCGATCCGGCTGTCAGAGTGCTCTTCAAGGCACGGTATCTCAATGAATCGTAAATGTGGTCGTTGGCCGCACTGTCGACGTCCTGCGGATTTTCAGGACTGATCGGCAATTCGGGCAGTTGAGAAATGGTGTTAGAGCAGTTCCGGTGAACCATCAGCCATGGCATCTCCCAATTGCGAATCACTGTAGCCTTTAACAACTGTCTCACCAACACATACCCTCGCTCTCGACTTCCTGGTCGCTTGTCAGCTCGGGTAAATCGAATGCCCTGTTTGATGTACTGATCGTGAATGCTGTCCATCCCACGATCTTTATCGAATATCGACGAATCGGCCGGACCAGCCTGCGTCCGAATTCTGAGATTGTTCGCGTACTCGTGCTCGTGCATACGGCGACCGAGCTCGTTCGGTAGCAATCGGAGGCCCTTGTCCTCTTTATCGGCAAGGTACAGTTCAGAGAACAGTACCAAACTCTTGTTCGGCAGAACTATGTTGCGATCGTTGATGATGCACCGAGTTCCGTCACTTTCGGCAAACCACAGTGTGGACGCGGGTGCAGAATAACCGTAATCGTGCGATCGATCAACCTTCCACGAATTAGGTATGACAATGGACTGTATCACGTGGAACGCAGGGTCCCACAGATCCGCCAAAGCCGCACCGTCTTCCAAATCCCAATTACCCTCGAGATAGGCATTAGCCAACCGATCGTCGCCGATACCACGAATTCGATCGTGGTAGTTCGGGTCGTTTTTCATCATGATCGTGTTGTCGAAGGCTCTGGCTGGAACGAATTCCCTGGACATGCCACCGTCGTTCACCGGAGCCTTGAACACATGTCCGTACCCGTGCTGCACGAATCCGCGCTTGAAGTACGCGTGACTTGGTCCACCAGGGTTCGTCCCGTAGATGATCTTTGGCAGCACGTTCTTCCAGCGACTCGGCACCGTGAGGCCGCCCATGCGAACCCGAGTACGGATGAACCGAATCATCTTTTCCGTAAACTGTGTAGCCTCGTCAATCAACAAACAGTGGATTTCTGCGCCCAAGTACGACTGTATGTCGCCCTCGTGTTGGGCGTGACAAAGATAGATCTGAGCGCCGTTCCAGAAGTTGATCACGCCGTCCGACTTGTTGAACGTCACGTCCCCTCTGTCGATGAATGGTTTCAGCATCACGAGGAAGCCGTCCGCCGAGTACACGTGGTTGATGTACAGTTCTTTGTAGATGCGACGAAACAGGAATACCTTGATGTGCGAAATTTCCATGCACAGGATGATGGCCAGGACTCGCATCATGTAACTCTTACCAGCACCTGCAGCTCCACCGTACAGCACTTCAAGTGCCAACGACATGATGGCACGCTGTTGTTTCGGATAGAGCTTAAACTCGAGAGCCATTGCAGATTAGTCGGTCACTGTACAGATTGATCGGATTCGAAGGTTATAGTCAGTACGTCCACAGGGTCGCCGATCGTAATCTCCACAGATTGTTCAGACTCTATCTCAATATCCAGTTCGACCAATGGATCGATCGGCACCACTGTGCCGTCGTCGATGTAAGCCGATACGCCCACATTAGCGGTGCGACCCGCTTCGATGGCGCTATTGAGTACTGCAGTTGAACTGTTGCGCAGTGATATTACTGCATCGACCGACGCACTTGCGATGACCGTTTGAGCTATAGCTGCTTGTACCCCTGCTACAGCATTAACCAAATTACTAATTGCAGAATTCAGTCCAAACGATACGGAGTAACCGTCCTGTATCTGAGCGTCCAACGACATTGAGAGAGTCCAGCTGGCTTGGATTGCAACTTGGACCTGCGCAACCGCCCCGCTAGTGATCTGTACTACAGCGCCCAAATCCACACTCGTCGTGCGACCGATCTGAACCGCACTGTTCAGACTTACTGAATTGGTGTAACTATCGAGAATGGCCGCATCGATAGATAGCGGTACGGAGCTACCGGCTTGGACGAACGTGTCCACATCTATGCTGAGCAGTGTGGTAGCTTGAATCTGGGCATCCAACGACGCGCCGACGGTTCGAACCAGCTGCAGAGCTGCGTCCAAACTGGTAGATACATTAGTCGCCAATTGTACGGCTGCATCGACCGACGCAGAACTTGTATTCGACGTCTGCACTGCAGCTTGGACGTTCGCCGTAACGTTCAGTGCATCCTGAACTGCAGCAGATAGTGAAGCCGTAGCAGTTTGTGAGGCTTGAATCGCAGCTTGAACTGCTACATTCGCAGAGCGCGCCTCTTGAACAGCCGCAGCAATCGAGGCGGACGCACTTTGACCAACTTGTACTGCAGCAGACAGCGAGGCGACAATCGACACCGCCACCGCGCCCACTTGGAACGTCACAGTTTGGTTACCGAGATACGTCACCGCAGACGTGGCTGGGTCGTACTGAAACCAGTCCAAATGCAGATAGTAGTATCCGTCGGCGATGCCGGTTGCATCGAACGCAAACGTGCCATCCTCGTACGGCGTCAGAACGCCCGCAGACGGATAACCTGTGATCTCGTAACGGTATTCCTTATTGGCGTCGGCTGGCAGTGACAGACTCGCGTAGAGCGGCGAAGGCCCATTCGCGCCAGAACTCGGCACTTCAGAGCCCTTAATTCCAAACCCACTGTACAGGCTGAAATCGATGCCGCTGTTCAGCGGGGTACTGTCGAACAGGATTGTCATGTCGCCGTCGCCCGCCACCAACCGCCCTTGACCTGATCGTCCCCACTGAGCGTGAACGTGTAGCCGTGGTAGTTCAGACCGATGGTGATCAGCGAATCACTGAACGATACGTCATTACCACCGTCCACAGTTAGACCCGATTTGACAGTAATCACGGTCGAACCGTACATGACTACGGCGTAGACGGCACTCTCTCCGCTCGAGCCTACGCCAGTTTTGGCGTGAAAGTCGAGCAGGGTGAGAGTGCCCGGCGGAATTCGGGGGACTGGCGCCCTGAACGGCGGCGCCGGTTGTGCGCGACCGAGGCGTGACATTGATCAGCCCTCTTCGAATTCCATGTTCGGAGCGCAATTCACCGCGGCTCCGGCCAATGCTCGAAGATAGAATCCGCCCGCACCCACGTGCTCGTATTCGCGACCGAGCGGCAGCTGAATGATTTGGCCGGCCTGGGGC